TAGTTTTTCTTCAACTAAGTATTTTACCTCTTCGGTATGTTCTTTAATAAGTTTCATTGATTAGCTCCCTACCGCTGCTTCGTTATCGTATGCACCACGTAATGCTAATTCAGAAGTTGGAGAATAACCATCTACTTTACGTAATGTTAAGTATACTTGTGCTGCAGCACCTGAAATTGCCACGTTAATTGCTTGATCGTTCTGAACTGAATCAGATATACCTTCAGCTTTAAGATTTAAATTAACACCATGTTGAGGAGATACTGAAGCAATCACAACACTATTCCTTGTGATAGTAACTTGAGAGCTTAATAAACCTGTAGCCATGATACCTACAATATTAACCTTTGGTGTACCACCTGCAGTTAGAGCATCTCTGCTACCTACCAGATCAGCTAATGCGATCGTTGAGTTATCAGAAGCACCTTGTAATTTAACAACGACTTCATTAATTGTTCTTTTAAGATATGTTACGTTTAATGCCATCTTTATTCTCCGATTTTCTTAAGTACATGGATAAAATTGTCTTTACTTTGTCTCATATACTCAATAATTTCCTGTTGGTTATCCAATAGGTTATTTAGTTGTTCTTGGGTATCTTCATTAATAGCAATAATACTGCCATCTGCTAACTTATAATCAATCTTACCCTCAATTAGTTTATCTAATTTATTTAAGTTTCTAATTTCCTGTACTACAGGATCTACAGTAAAAAGTTTAGAGGAAGCAAGTTCTATATATGACTCTATTAAAGTATCTGTAACTTTTATGTCGTGATGTTCTTTAATAATATTTGCTATTTTATTTTCTGATATTTCGTCGTATAGCTCTGTTTTAATTTGTTCTTCTATATTTTTAGTATAATATTTTTGTCTTAAATATTGCCGTGCTTCCTCTAAATCTTGAAACGATGTCTTTTCTTTATCGATTAAAACAGTACCTGTAACTGTCTTTTCAATAAGATGACCATTACTATGTGCTTGCTCTGTAATTTCAGCACCAGTAATATCTTGCGTTAATTTTTTACTAAATTGTCCGAAGTACATTATTGTATGCTTTTATTATATCCAGGTTTCATTGATAATAATGCATCATCGTTTTCTTTTTTAAGTTGTTTCTTTTTCTCATCAGCAATGTTAATCTTACCAGCAGCTGATAGTAGACGCTCAGGTCCTGCGCCAGAAGGATTTAATGGATCGTTTTCATTACACTTCTTAGCTGCTTCAATTAATGAAGCATCAAGACCTAAACTTAATGCATCTAGTTTTGACATTAAACGCCTTCTATTTCTGCTTCAACTTGTTGATTTAAAGCTGTTTCATCTTCTTGTGATAATTCTACTTCAGCATTTTCGTCTTCAACATCAGTTGTTTCTGAAGTTTGTTCAGCTTTAAACATATTTTGTGCTACTGATACTCTCATATCTTCTAGTCTAGAAGAGATACGAGTTGCCATCTCTGCATTAAATGCTGCGTCAATAGCTGTAGCATCTCCTGAATCGATAGCTGAAATTAAATTTTGTACGCCTTGTGTCATAATTAAAATCCTCCGTTTGGTTGACCATTACCTTGATCAGGTAATCCACCAGGTTGTTGTGGTTGCATAGCAGCCATTATTTCCTGCTCTTGCTTCATCTCTTTTTCAATCTGTTCGATTTCCTCGTCAGATTGTTTTAAGATAAATCTTTTAACGTATTCCATACTATAATATTGACCAATGTATGGAGCTATTCTATTTAACGTATCGATCCGACTATTTAGGATCTCAGCATCTTTCATTTCAGCAAAATGGTTATCTTCCTGGAAATCAAAACGAATATCATATGATATTGCTTCCCATTCATCCGGACGAATAATCTGTTTTGCTATTAACTGAACTCTTAGAGCTTCAGAAAATAAAATAGAAAACTTACGTCTAATACGTTCAATAAACTTATTGAACTTAATTTCATCTCGTGTAATCTCGCTTGATTTACCTAAACTGAAACCTTGATCTGGTCTCATTCTTGATACAGGTACATTCAAGCATTGATATAATTTGTTTTGGAAATATTGAATGTCTTCGATCTGACCGAGATTTTGACCGCCTTCGAGTGTAGTAATTTCAGTACCTTTACCACCTTCTCGTCTTGGCATCCAGAAGTCTTCCATCATGGATAGATGCTTCTTGTCGTCTCTTATCTCGCCAGTTGCTGCATCGTAGACAACTTTATTTCGATACTTGTTCATAATATCATTAACGTATTGTTCAGCTTTAAGCTTAGGTAAGTTACCTACGTCAATGTAAAATATTCTGCGTTCAGGAGCTCTTGAAACACGATAGATAACTAACGCATCTTCAATCATCTTCAACTGATTTACTGGCTTGATAGCTTTGTGAAGGTAACCCAACATTGAGTTACTATTTGCATCAATTAAACCAGAAGGACAGTAAATAACTGAGTCTAAACTAAGTTTTACGCCCTGACTTGTATTCTCGTTAATACCTTTGTCATTATAGATATAGTATTCTTCTATAGCCTTAACAACATCGATACCTTTATCGTTCTTACCTTTTTTAATATTCTTAATACGACGGATCTTGCGAGGATCTACGTATCGTAATTCTTGAATACCATTCTTAAGGTTTGTTTCATCTAATAAGATATGATAATAAAGTCTTCCATCGACATACCATGAACGGAAAATATCATGCCCTTTAGTACCAAACTTATATAACTTAAGAATATTATCAAATTCGTCAGTAATTAGTTTCTTAATTGATGTAGAAACCTTAACATCGTCTAATACGACTTCTACAGATTTCTCATCAGAATTTGCTATAATAGCTTCATTAACAATATCTTCAATAGCATTATCGCAGTCGCCATATTGAGATACTTCTCTATAGCGTCTGATTAAATCATTTTCATTTTTAATAACACCCTCAAGGTCAACGGTCATGCCATAATAGGCAGCGGCTGATCCAAGGGTTGATACTAGCGTGGAACCATCATCAGAAGAGGGAGTAACAACCTCACTCCCTGTTCTTTTTAATTCCTTCTTTTTAATCTCAAACCCGAAAATTTCCATTATAAACCTCTCATATTATAATTTATTCCCAATCCAGATTAAACTGGTAATGGGAATGTACCTAATGGAGTATTAACTGAAGCATTAACGCCAAACGCGCTAGCACCAGTAGTTGTATCACTTGTCCAGTAGTTGTAAGTAAACTCAACGTCAAATAATTCTATTTGGTTATTTGAATCATAGTCAACAGTGATTGCACCAACCGTTGTTGGATACGCATCATGGAACTTGTAAGTTTTTACAGTAGCTCCATTACGATCTAATTGATGTACCAATAAGTCTACTTGGTAATCACGTGGGTTAGTACGACCATTTGTTTGAGCATTATTCATAACACCGTCAGACCATCTTTCCATAGCGTTTCTGATTGCAAACGTTGTATCATTGTAAACAGAAATTGTCCATGGAGCAAATGATCTTTCACCAGCAAAGTTAACTTGACGACCACGATATAGGATTTGCATGTTTTCAACTGTTGAAGCCGGCAATTGAGCTGACTTACAGAGAAATTGTGCATTTAAACCTATAGCAGCACCAATGCCAACATATGCAGGGAATGTTAAGTCAACACGAAACTGATTAGGACGGGCTCCGCCACCAATTAGTTGTGCTTTAAAATCGCTAATGTTTGCCATATTTTATCCTTTTTAATCCTCTTTATTATTTATATGTTACGCGCCAATTTCACTGAAGTTAACTGCTGTTCTTGCTGCAACAAAGTTAAGCGTAATGAAGTTAATGGAACGAGCTGGTTTAATAAAGATATCGGCAACAAACTCATTGCGGTCAATAACTTCACCAGTATTATTTGTATCATCACATTTAACACGGAAGTCAGTAACACCGCGACGACCTTGAACGTCTCTTAAGAACGGTTCAACTAAGTTCTTAAATTGAGCTCTTGTGAATGAATCATTGAACTCAAATAGTTGATACTTAGCAGCTGTAGCGATAGCTTTTTCAAGTACGATGAATAAACGACGAACGTTGATACGATCGAATGCACTTGGTTTAGCAAGAAGTGTTTTATCACCAAAGAGAACTGTACCTTGACCAGGGAAGTTAACAACTGGGTTAACGCCTGCTTTATAAAGATTGTCTCTTTCAGTTTTACCTGGGTTAATAGCAAGTCTAACAACATTTTTAACTTGTCCACGGTTTAAACCGCCAGGAGACCACCATGGGTCATTTGTGTAGTCTGTACGAGCACAAAGACCTGCAATGTCACCATTTAGAGGCACATATCTATATTTGTCATTATAGCGGTCATATTGATACTTATAACCAGTATCCATAACAGCATATGATGTGCTTGGTAATGCATTTCTATATGCAACAACAGCATTTACAGCATCTGAACCAGCACCAATAATAACATCACCTGAAGTTGTATTTTCTGGAGAAACAAATACAACGCAATCTTTACGAACTTCAGCAACGTTATTGATAACATATGTAGCAACAACTGAAGAAGCTTTACCAAGCGGAATTAATGAGATGTCATATACTTCTGCATTAACAAATAATTGCCATGCCGTTTGTAGTTCGCCATCTGTTGGTGTAAGATCATCAACACCACCAGATAAAGATGATGTTAAAGCTGCAGTAAGATCTTTAAATCCTTTACCATCAGCTGTTAAACCCCAATTTACACCAGATGAACCTGTGCCGTTAACTGTAGTAAGAAGCGCTGTAGGATGGTCCATCCACCAGATATATCTAGATTGACTATTTACAACATCTTTATAGTAGTTATTAGTGCCATCTGTTTTCTTAGCATCAGAAGCTTTAGAAACATAAGCAAATTTTTCTAAAACTGTACCTGGAACACCTGTCCATAGACCGTCTTCATCGACAACAACGATATGAACTTCATCATTTGAACCACCAACACCACTAGCATATGCTGAAGTAGTTGGTTCTGAATCAAATTGATCTTTATAAGTCCATGTATCAAAAGTTGTTTGATCAGCCATAGAAACTTTTAATGAATTACCTAATGAGCCTGGATATTTAGCAGCCCATTCGCCAACTACACCTTCACCAGCATTATATGATAAAGTATAGGCTTCTTGGTTATTAATTTTAATACCGCCAGTTGTAATAATAGCTGTTGCAGTAGCATCTGTACCTGGACCCGTCGCAATAGTAACTGAAGGAGCAGATGTATAACCAGAACCTGGATTAGTAATTGTAATACCAGTAACTGATCCACCTGTAAGAACTGCAGTTGCTGTTGCTTGAACACCACCAGCAATGTTTGGAGCTCCTATTGTAACTTCAGGAGCAGTAACATATGAATCACCATCTTCAGTGATTGTAAAACCTGTAACTGTACCAGTTTGCGTTACCACTGCATTTCTATGTGTTTGTGTATCAACGCGATTTACTAATAAGTTGTTTGTGTATGCAAGGAAATTTGCAGCTGTAAAGAATGATTGTGCATTTGAATCTACTGGTTTACCAAAACGTTCAACCAAATTAGTTTCAGATGTAATTGTAACAGGATCTAAAACGGGACCCCATGTGAACACTCCAGCAAATGCGCCTGCAGAACTAGATACTGCTGGAACAATGGCTGAAAAGTCTTTCTCGACTACCGCAACTCCTGGAGATAATTGGAACGGCATTTTTATGATTCTCCTTAAATTATGATTTTTATGATATAACTAGAGTCACCTCTATACATTTATTTATACTAACTAAAAATTCAATAGAACCTCTTCGTTAGGTGTCTCTCTTCCATCATTGTAAAATCCGAATGGGGTTAACTCATCCTCAATAGACTTAATTTGTTTCTCATACATAATCTGTCTAAGATTGACGTCATTAAGATCCTTAAAGTAAGGATTTGTAGTTAACCAACTAAATAATACTAAAGTCATAACCAAATCATCATGATAACCTTCATCGGCAGCATAAGAACCTTTCTGCTCAATAAAGGTTGAGATCTCAGCTATAGTGTCGATATCCTGTACTAACAGTTTACCTTCTTCCACTAGAGCCTTAAAGTTCATACATCCAACTCGCTTAACCTTTTTATCTGTATTAACTCCAAGTTGAGCTTTACCTCCACCGAAGCCACCAGAAACTACTTGTCCATCATTTGATCTATTGACGAATAGGATATTCTCATATTCCATCTCAGAATAAAGGATAGACGAAACTTGTTCAGAGGAATTAACCTCCATTAAAACGTATGCTTCATTATATTCTTTTCCGATCTTGTATATCACTGATGGATATAACATCGGACTAATTTTATTATCTCTATATTTTGCGACTTGTTTATATGGTACTTCAGTAATATCTATGATAGAGAATGATGAATAGTCTCCACCAACACCCTTTGCAGTATCCGCAACTAGTACATAGTTATGACCTTTTATAGGTTCTTCAAATACATCTAATCCATCTTTACTATGTATAACTCTAGCCGCGCTCATTTTAGCAATGACATCAGCTCTGACTAATGTTAAGCTAGAACCTAAGAATGTACAAAGAACTTCTTGGTTAAATTTAATTTCTCCAAGTTGTCTTCTTTGTTCTTCTGCCCATTTCTCATCTCTACCAGGAATCTTCCAGTATGGAATAAACAGCGGAATAAAGTCATTACGTTTATTCTCAGCATCATTCCAAAATCTCCAAAAGTGATTATAACCTAATGGAGTAGATGATAATAGAATCTTTGTTGTTTCACCAGCAGAAATTGTAGGATATACCGAGGTAAAGAAGTCTTCAGCAACATTATTAGGTATAATTGCAGTTTCATCAACGTACAGCATGTTAACAGATTTACCGCGGATACCAGATGATGTAGTAGCTGCGGTAAATACTTTACTATTGTTCTCTAGTTCAATATCACCTTTATTCCATGTAGTTACTCCTTGTTGTAACCACAACGGAAGGTTTTCATACATTAATTGGTACCTGTATAACACCTCACGGGCGGCGGTGGCTTTGTTTGCCAAGATTGCGACAGTTTTACTATCTTGAAATAGGGTATACCATAGAATGTATGCAGCTGAAGTCGTAGTCTTACCTTGCTGACGACCTTCCATAAGGATAACTTTTCGATTTTCATGGATAATTTTTACCTTCTCAACTTGACAATCATATAACTTAAATGGAACTAGACCATGGTCTAGAGAGATGATCTTGCAGTAGTTATTTATGAAGTATATCGGATCCTCTTTACATTTGACCCATTCCGTTACCTGTTCTTCAGTAAACGGTATTTTTACTCCTGCTGCTTTTAACTGTGTATTTGCATTATATACTTGTGCCATGTTTTAAAACTGCGCTTCCCAATTTTCTGTAGGATCAGATGATGGAGTAGCTCCAGCTTCTGCTGTATATTTTTGACCAGGAATAGAGGTGTTAGCCATTGATTTAAGAATAACGCCTTGACTTGTAACTGGACCGTAGATATTTGTCTTTAATGTAAAGTTAAGTGTGTGCACCACAAATCGTCTTTCTTGGAAAGAACCATCATAGTTATCTTCAATCGTTACACTATTAAGAATAACTGGAATGTCTTGAATGATGTCCATTTCAGGAACCGCGTGAACTGACAGATTATATTCAGGAGCAAATGTTGGTAGAATCTGTTCTAGTATCTGCATAGCATCTTCTTGTGTCTTTGTAAGAACATACAAATTAATGTCTATGTTATATGGAGCTGGAGCAAATAAAGCTTTTCTAGTTGGACTAGAAGATGTAGTAGCCTCATTGCAAACTAATTGTTGCATCTTGTTTGTTTTACGCGATGCATCATAGAAGTAACCAGTAATTTCAAATGATAATCGTGGTAGTGATATGTAAGTATGATTATTAAGATTTGGATCTGAATCAATACGAACTAACCATTTTTCCTTTGGGGCATATGCAAGAGGAACTTGAACTGTTTGTGCAATAGCTCCATCAGTTCCTTGTCTTTCAATCTTGATGTCGGAGAATAAACGACCAAATGCAACAATCGTTTTTCTAATAGCACCGTGGTAGAATGGTACTCCGTTAAGCATTAGCTAATCTCTCCAAAAGGATTGTCTTCGTTGAATACAATACCAACGGCTTCTTCTTTAAACTTGTTATTATCACCGTATGAATCTTGATTATCAAGATTTTCAATATAAGCTACTGCAGTAGCAGAATTACCACCTCCACCTGATATAATAATAGGAGGTGTTGATGTATAACCAGAACCAGGATTTGTTACAACTATTTTAACTATTTCTCCTAATGCAACGCCTGTTCCAACAGTTGCAGTTGCTTGAGCTCTTGTACCAACATACTTAAGTAAAGCAGTACCATTTGCAAGAATTCCAGATGAGTGTGTTGGGCCCGTTGCTCCAGTTGTACCAGCTTGTGTAACAATGTATTGTTTAGTTCCAAATGATAGTTCATCTCTTACGTCAACAGCAGTCGTTGCTGTCCATGTAACACCCACTTCTACAGTGGGTGCTGATGTGTAATTAACTCCTTTATTGGTAACCATGATCTCTTTAACAGTACCATTCTTAACCACAGTAGTATCAAATGACTTGAGAGTTTCAAATGTATCAATATCTTTAAGACCAGTTGTAATATGTTCTGATGCATATTGAAAGAGTTCAACTTGTAGTTTATACACAAAGAGTTTACCAATTTGATAGAAAGGATCTTGATGTGTAACAAACTTAATTTCAAATAAACCACCAGTAAGCGGAAAATAAAGTAGATCCCCTTCTGCTGGTCTATTAGGTAAAAGAGATGCTGCATGGCGACCAATGAGTTGATCCCATCGACGGCGTGCTACAGTTAATGTAGCACTTTGTTCCATCATAAGTCCAAACTTTTGGATAAATGCGCCCTGACCTTCAAATCCATCAGTAGTCTCAAGGTACATTTCAATACCATATGCAGATTTAAATTGAGATAGGCGATCTTCGCCTAAGATTTCATCTTTACCTATAAGTGTGCGTGGAATGTAATAGAAGTTCTGTCCATAATGATGAATGGATTCAACTATAAGGTCTTCATGAAATAGCTGTTCTGACCTTGCGCCATGCGAATGATATACTGAACGTGGCATTTATTATCCTAAGAAAAACTCAAGTGGAGCTGATTTATTCATCATCTCGTCTTCTAGCTCTTTGATCTCTATCTTTGCCTCTTCATACATGCCTTGCCAGTCGATTGTTACACCACCTGGAAGTACTAAACCTTGGAATTTTTTACCGTTAATTGCCCATTGTCGTTTAAATAATGCAGTAACATATTTACGCAACCATGGTTCGTTCCATACTTTAATCCACTCTGTTGGATCTAAAGCTCTGTAGCATTCCATGATAATGAAGTCTCCTAGAGCAAAATCAGAAGCCCAGTTAACATCAAGATATAAGTTACCTTGCATACGATTAAATCTATATAAAGGATAACCATTTAGTTCTAAGTTAAGTAATGAGATATGACTCATGACTGTCTTATAGTAAATGATCGATGTTGAAGTCAAATCATATAAGTCATTAAGTCTTAATTGGTATTGTAAGTCAAATAGATTCTTTGAGCTTGAAGCAGCATTAAATGGAATAACTCTAGTTACACCATAAACTGTATCGGGTAATGGTATATAACGTTTGTCATATGTACCTAATACTACAAAATTAGTTGCAGTAAGCTGTGCTGTTGTTGTACCGTTACCGATAGTTTCAGATGCTATAAATGTACCAGTAATATTTTTAACTATAATCTCTGAAGCACCAGATGTTCTATTATTCTCAGCACATACTTCAGCAGTAGCTCCTGAAGTTACTCCAGTAATTTTATCACCAAGCTTGAAGTTTGATGAAGTTGCTGTTGTTATGTTGAGGTTTGATGCAGTTATCTTTTGTTTAAGATAAAGTTTTTCCGCGCCATCAAAGTGATATTGATTCCAATAATCAAGAGCTTCATCAATACGCTCTTCAAGTTGTGAGTCATCAACATTGACTTCGACCACCGGTTCACCAAGTGCTCTTAAACAATATTCTGTTAGTTCTGCCCTACTTGTAACTGCCATATTTAAAGTCCTTAGACGGTCAGAGCAATAATATTGTCTGTGTTAGTCTTAATTTCAGAAGTATCTTCTTTAGTATCGTAAATCTTACCGCCAACAGTTTCTGTATTAGCATATGTGGATGGATTAGTACCAAGGATTTCGTCTCTAATTTCAGCAGCAGAAGGAACAGTAACCCCTGTTGTATTATAAGCGTATGCTAAGTTTGCAACAGTAGAAATAACGCCGCCACCTGCTTCAACAATGTATGTATCAAGACTTAAGTTATCTTGATAAAGAATACCAGTAATAGAAACAGTGTTTGTAACATCTACTCGCCAGTTATTTGTAAGAAAGTAAATATCACCTGCATATAATCCACTGCCTACAGAGTCACCACCAATTGAACGAAGTGGAGGTAGGTAACTCATGTTCTGTCTTCTTTGCAGCCAGCGTTTTGCCGCTGAATACAGGTCAATCTTTACATTGATAGTATTGTATTGAGGCGCAATATAGATTAATTTGTTATCTCCGTCAAATATTACTTTCAACGGGTCAACAAGGTCATCCCAAAAACTGACTGCAGTAGAAGTTATCAAGTTATCTAATCTCTTTCCAGTATTTAGTGTACAATAGAGATGCTGATGTAAATGTGCCAGTAGTTGGGAAAGGTTTAGCAGCAAATGCAAATACACCTTTCTCATCTTCAGCTGGGTTAGGATTACCACCAAGACCGAATGATTTTTCGATACGGTCACCAAGAGCTGTTCGACCTTCAGAATTTGCCGGAGCAACAAAGGATTCAATTGGCCAGAATTTATAGTAACCGCCGTAACCAGTTAGTGATCCAACTGTTTGTGATTTACTTACACGATATGTACCAACTCCACCTTTAGTGTATACATTATATGTACCAGAACCAGTACCAGTAAATGCTTTAGATAATGTTAATACATTATTCTTAATGCCTTCAATAGTTGTACCAGCTGGCAAGTTAGTACCAGCAATTAATTGACCTGGAGCAACACCAGCAAGAGATGATAATACAAGTTTATTAGAACCAGCAACGCCAGATCCGCCAGTTTGTGTACCATATGTTGGCGATGCGGCAGCAGAACCTGTAGCTGTCAATTGCTCAAGAACTTGAGTTAAAGCTAATACTGAACCAGTAGTTGCTGCAAATGATGCAGATCCATTGATATATAATGGTCCATTTGCATATGTTGGAGATGGTGTTACATACATTTCAGCTAGTAATGAGCCGCTTAAAGATGTAACAGTTAAGGTAGTGCCAGAAATAGAACCAGCAATGTCTGTAGGTCCACCAGCCCAATACTGATACTGTGCCATATCTGTAGTATTAGTGTCTACATATAACATTGTAGCTGGTTGAATTGTTTCTGACCAGTGATGATTATTAACCCATTTTTGGCTAGGTAATACAAAGATACCAATATGAATATTAGCATCACCTTGAGATGCCCAGTCAAATGTTTCATGGATACCAATGACTGAGTTAGGCATATTTGCAGAAGCTTTACCGCTACCGGTGCCAGCCCCTGTTGCTGTGAATTGTACACCAACAACGTTTGCAGATGCACCAATCAATGTGAAGTCAGTAGTTCCAATAGAAGTAATAGTATAGCTATATCCTGTAATAAATGTTCCAGCATCTTGAACTGGACCACGAACAGTATTCTTAGCTTTAAATTGTAAGAATGGTTTATATACATCAGGATCAGTCAATACAATAGGTGCATCAGGAATGATGTGTGTTAAAACACCAGTGTACTGAACGTCGGCAGATTCTGTAAATACAACACCATCACCAACTCGCATAGACTGAGTAGCTGCAGGCGAACTAGAAACTGAACCTGTGTTACGTTGAGCCCATGTTAATGGTAAGGTTAAATTACGTATTGATGTACCATCTAAATTATTAATATTACGGAATTCGTGACATGTAATACGACGACCGTCTGGTGTTTCTACACCAAGACGAATACGACCAACTGTACCTTGAACGTCCATCCAATATAGATTAGATTTAGAAACATCCAATAAGAAGTCAGAAGCTGTAGCAGAATTTAATGCATTAACGTTCCAATTTGCTTGGGAAACTGTAGTATCCACAACTGTTCCAGATGAATCTGTACGGTAGAAAACTTTAAGTGTAGTTCCGTCTAAGCGGAAACCAAAACCATTAAAGTCATCAAAGTAACCCCATTCACGAACAACGTTAGCTTTACCTGTGTCGCCTATTTCCACCGATGTATAAGCAAGTTGTGAAACACCTGGTTTGTATGGATGATATTGATTAGTAACTCGTTTTGCCCAGTCTGTAGAACCAGTGCCTGTAGTATAAACAATGGATGATTGTGCAACATCATACTTGACTGATGAACTTCCACCTTCAGTTGTTGTATAATATTTTCCAGCTAACTCTTGAGTAAAGTGATAATATTCACCAACAGCAAGTAATTGAGAAAGTTGTTGTCTACCAAAGGCGTCAAACTGTGGAGTACCTTCAGGGAAGGATGTAAGAGCCGCACCACGTTTGTCTACTGTCAACGTATATTCAGGCGTGTCAGCATCAACAATCTGCATTGCTGCAGAATTGATAGAATTATTAACTACAGAAGCTGTAGCATAGTTCTGTGTATTTGCTTGGTTTCGTAGAGTTTCACCGGCAGAGAATGAACCACTGATATCTTTTAAATACCATACAGTATCTTCAGCTGAGTATACGCCAGATAAAGTACCAAATGCGCCTGATGTATTACCATAGACAACAGTACCTACAGCAGGGGTAAGAGTAATACTGGTAACTTTAATATCAGTAGTAACGCGATGTCTTACTTTCTTTCCGACACCGTCTGGAGGTAACTGCACAAAATTCGTTGTTGACATTTTCTTATTCCTTTAGTTTTATTTAGTTTTATACTACTTTATCTATTTATTATTTTTCCCTACTCAGCGTAGTTATTTTCTTGAGATGATACTACGGTTATTAAGTTAGAGATAGTCTTTTCAATAGTACCTTCTTGTCGAGTATATTGACCATTTTGTAAACCTACAGCTACTAAAACTACTGTTGGGCCATCTATTTCTACTGCATTTGCTGTGTCAAGTCCAGCAGAATATGTTGCTCCTGAGGTATATTGTGTAGTTACCCTATACCATTTTGTCAAGTAACAGTACTCATCATTTACTCGATATAGATTCCATGGTGACCAATATGCCTGAACATTAAATTCAAAGTCAAAATCATATTCATAACGGGTTGCAGATGTATTAAATAAAGTCTGCATGTTACCCTTAATTTCATAGGTTCCATCACCGCTTAGGTCTGTAGTTCTTGACTTAACGATAACGGCGTCATTCTCAGTAAATTTACGAGATTCGTCTTCCGTGCTTATTTGTTTAAAGAATAACTTAAATAAGCCTTCATCTTGGTCTTGAATGATCGTACTATTAAATTCTAATTCACCATAAGAGATGTATGGATAAGTTATTTCAGTATTTGTGTTGTCTAAGAATACAAGGTCATTAATATATTTAACATCAAAGTCATCGATATACACACCACCATCAGATTGGTCGTACAATGTATATAATGAAGTACCTTTAAATTCTAACAAGACGCGAGTCGTTGCACCAACTTTACTAGCCGTTCCAGCATCTATATCAATACCAGTTCCACGACGTAATGCCCACTGAACATATTCATAGATTTGTTGTGGAGTACCGCCATTACCGTCAATGATAACATTGAAATATTTTGTAACACCACCAATGACTCTAGCCTGTGGAGTAGTATACCATGTGATACTCATTCCACTATATGGAGCAACTGTTGGTGTAATACCTGTTGTAGAGATTTGGTTATCTGTAACTGAAATATTAGGATCAGGTACGTTTGATATTGACAATCGTAGTGTATTATATGTAATTGATGTCAAACCTAAGTCTTGAAGGTCGATATCATCATATGTAAATCCTTGTTCACGAAGGAACAAGCGTGCGACTTCAGGAACTCTATAGTCAAAGTTTCCATGTGATGAATCGCCATACACTTTAATTGCTTGTTCAACGGCGCCATGTAAGATTGCATTTACTGGGGCAGAAGTAGCAGAGCCTAACTGGTAATAGATATATGGTTCAGGTCTAATAGTAACTGTTGCGCCAAGTACTAATGATGTGATTGTTCTATTAATTCTAAATTGAGTTGGTGAAATGATTTCAGTAACTCTTGTACCAATTCTTGAACCAACTGTTGAAACATATGAACCAACAAATATATCAGATGTGTCTGCAACGGTAATTATATCGCTATTAGTAGTTACAGCAGTGGTAAGTTTAGATAGTGTTTGTTTCTGTTCTGATACGTCTCCAAGAGTAACAATACCTACCCATTCTTCTTGTGATACACCAGTTGCATTTTTAAGTGCCCAACCACCAAATTTAATTAATGACCATGTAAAGTCTGTAATAGCATAAAATACTATTGACTGAGACGTAATATTTGCAGTTAATTGTTTTGTAAGTGTTATTTGAGTAGATGAATCAATTGAAGCAATTCTAGTATTGTCTGGTATACCAACACCTTGAACTATAGCATTTACCCATAGTCCAGTAAATGATCCAGTAGTTGTTAAAATAGTAGTTCCTGAATTTCCGCTAACATTTGCAATAGTAATCTTTGTTGCTGGGTTAATAGTTGTGGCAACCATAGAAGTAGATGAAACTGATTGCGACACACTTACTGTGTATGTTCCTGTTCCACCAGAACCAGAACCATTTGCTGTAATAAATGTTCCAGCAGTTACACCAGTTCCAGAAATAATTTGACCTGGAACTAATTTACCTTGTGTTACTGCAGATACCGTCATTGTTGTACCTGAAATAGATGCAGTAATTATAGTTCCGTCTGTATCAAAGTTCCAACCATTGATTAATTCATATTGTTCGTCAGTAACTGGACCAATAGGAAATGGATAGATATATGCGGCAGGATCGTCAGTCCATATCTCTTTTAATTTAGAGTATAAACATTTAAACGTAACACCATCCCTAGTCAAGTTACCTGCTTGGGTTAATTTAATAAGTTTGCGTGTAGTGTCTATTACAAGAGGATGGGTACTGATAGCAGTAAAATCTGCTATCTCGTATGATAATCCATCTGGATCTTGCTGTAAACCGCCGATTGTTATCGCCATAAGTTGTCTCTATTAAGCTGGGTTAGTGTATTGTCTATCTATAACCTGTGAAATTTGTAATGATGAATCATCGTTTACTAGTTCAGAGGTTGTGTAAATTACTTGGTAGTTATTATTTGTAACTACAACAAATACTGGTGTATTTGCAGTATAGTTATATTCGTATTTAGCAACATATCTTCCTGCGTTTAATGGATCAGAAATTACAGTGATACCAGTTAAACCGCTTGGAGATACTCCAACAATATCAGCTTCTGCAAGAATACTCATGTCTGATTGTTTAATAATTCTAACAGCTGAACCATCAATAATATTTGTAACTGATAGTGTTCTAGGAGTATTAATAACTGTAGTGCCACCACCTGTGTTAATAAAGGTAGTTGCATTAGAACCATTTAATAATGTTATTGTTACTAAACCTGAACTTGTATTCTCAATATCATATGTATTACCTGAGAATATTAAATTATCAAATACATATGTTCCAGGTGCTGTAATTCTAATCGCTCTATTACAATTAATAAACTGGCAACTTGAAATATTTGCTATATGAGATGTTGAAGATACTACTAAAGCATTTGTAGCAGATGTTGGTGCAGTAGTAACTACGTTCTCAAAGATTGTGTCATGGATATAACATCCATTAGGTGTAATTGCTCCAATACCATTGAAAGAACATGAAATAATCTCAGAACGATCCGTAAATGTTAATGTTACAGTATCTGTAGTCGTAGCAGCATTTGTTAACGTTAAGGATGTATTACTTTCTATTGAAGCTACTCGAGTATCTGCAGGTATACCTGTTCCGGAAACTACCATACCTGGAACAATAAATCCAGTAGTAAAGTTATTTGATGTGGTGACTGTTGCGCTAGTATTAGTTAATCCGCATAATGCAACTGTGCGTGATCGTGTATTTCCATTTAGAGTAGATGAAATTATATTTTCAAATGTAGAACCATATAATTTAATAATATTATTACTGTTTGTATTTGTTGCAGTAAACTTCCATGTAGAAGCTGGATTAATTGTATATAACTTAAATGCTATATCTGTTGTGGCTGTAGCAGTCCATGCTGAACCTGACCAAGAAGCCCAATTTCCAGGATATGTATTAGAAGCATTTGAGTACACTGCAACAAAGTTTGTAGAGTTAGATGTTGCTCCAGATATTTCTACTGCAATGACATAATCAGTATTATCAGCCATTGTATATTGCTGAGCTCCTGAGAATGTAAATTTAATCCATCCTTGAGTTGTTGAAACTACTGATGCAGATATAGGATCAGATGTGGCTAAAGCTGCACCAGTTGGTATTGATGATGTTCCAAATGTTCCGGAATGTGCATATAGTTTTGCTGTTAGTGTAGAAGTTGGTGTACCAGTTTTTGCCATCCAAAATGATACTTCTTTAAGCTTAGAACCAATAACTAAATTTCTAAATGATTGGCCAGCACCAAGTCTAGTACCAGCAGTAACAAACATAGATTGCGCTGTAAGACTTCCTGGGGATTGTTGTGCTGATGCTACAGCTCCAGTATCAATTGAACCTTTAACTGTTACACCTTCTGTTGCAACTTCGGTAGTTGCATTATATGAACCTAATTGGAATATAGTATCTTGTGTAGCATTTGCCGCTACGCGAATTTCATAGAAGTCAGAACCTAATGGCATAGACTTCCAAACTAATGTTTGTTCTGTGTCTTTGAAATATGTTAATTGAGCTTGATTATCAGTAGTTGTTGGATATACAGCATCATCACCACCAATTAATAACTTACCCATTCCATAGTAAACACCACCAATTGACGTTAATACACCCCAGGATCGTGTAATATCACTATCATATGTAAATATTTCTGAGAAGTTTGCTTGTTGTCCAGATACAGCAGAATTATCTTTAACCTTTAATCCAGTTCCATAACGAGTAACATCAATATAATCTAAACCTGCATTAGTTAATGTTGTTAACATTGCTCGACTAAAACCTAGACTTGTTACTGCTGCGGTATTTAATGAGCCTGCCAAAAGAGCAGTTGAACGAGTTGGATCAACTGCATATGATTTCCAACCACCAGTTAAATCAGTATCTTGACCATCTAAGTCAAATGCTTTATATGGTGATGTATTATATGTAGCTCCGGATGAAACCCAAAAAGTACATCCTGCATATTGGTTTTTAACTGCCAAGTTTGTTGGCATAGCATTACTACGCCATAAATATAAAGCTTTATTGGTTAAATTAATTGCAGTAAATGCATTAAGAGCAGTACCACTATTAACTGGAAATATACTGGCAGAAATATTATTGTTACGAATACATGCAGTATTATGAACCTTAGCATCAGAATCAGCCACGTTAGCTGTGGCACCAATAGCAGTGTATCCAGTTAATGCATCTGCTGTAGAGTTTGCTGAAACTAATTGCAGGTCTGTTGTAATAATTGCCATGTTTTAATCCAAGTTTAATTTACTATTTATATTATGAAACTGCATACGATGCTCCAGTAACTAAACCAGCATCATATGTTAATGTTTTTGTATATACTACGCCGTCAAGAGCCGGTCCAGATAGAGTAACTGTACTAAGAACTCCAGCTGAATATGTAAATGACTTAGTAATAGTTCCTTCAGCCGGAGCAGTATAAACTACTGATGTAATCACACCTTCAACTGATCTATTAATAACATATGG